AAGACGTATTGAGAAAGTGGTGAATGATGTTGAGCAATTAGTTAAAGAAGATTCGAGAGAAACCAACCAGGAGTTAAGACAAACCACGAAGGACATTCAGGAAGACATGGAATTATTAACGGATAAGTTGGAGCAAGCCATGACTGAACTAGAAGAAAAGATAGATAAAAGAATAAAAACTGCATTAGAAAACCCTCTATCACAAATGTAAGTATGGCTAAACCACCAAGCAACGAATACTTTACACCTGTCAAAAAAAGGACTAGTATAGGGCGTTCTCCACGCAGTAGGCCAAAGAACAAAAACAAAAGACGTCAATACGTTAAATACAGGGGGCAAGGATGACAAAATTATGTCCAAGAGGAAAAGCGGCAGCTAAAAGAAAATTTAAAGTTTATCCTAGTGCATATGCAAATGCTTACGCTTCTAAAATATGTGCAGGTAAAATTAAGGATCCAAGTGGTGTGAAGAGAAAAGATTTTAAAGGACCTAAACCAGCAGGTAAAGCTAAAGGTGGAGAGATAATAGATTTTAACAAAATTTCACAAGATAGAAAAAAAGTATCACAGTTTAACAAAGGTGGTATGGCAAGAGCTTGTGGGGCAATAAAAGAGAATAAAAGAAAAATAACAAAGTTTAGCTAATGTCTGGTCATAAAGGTTTAGCAAAATGGTTCAAGCAAGATTGGGTTGATATTGGATCAAAGAAAAAAGGTGGCGGATTTGCTAAATGTGGTAGATCTAAACTCAAAGCTGATCGAAAAAGAAAATATCCAAAATGTGTTCCAGCGGCTAAAGCAGCCAGAATGACAGAGAGTCAAAGAAGATCAGCAGTAAAAAGAAAAAGAAGTAAACCACAAGGTGTTGGAGGTAAACCAACTAATGTTAAAACATTTGCAGCTCAAGGTGGATTAATTACAGATCAAAGAAGAGCTGGTGCAGCACAGAGAGGATTTGGTTTTAGAGGTGTCTTCTAAAAAAGATCCAAAAGTAGGCACAGGAAAGAAACCAAAAGGTAGTGGAAGACGTCTCTATACTGACGAAAATCCACGTGACACTGTGGGTATTAAGTTTGCTACTCCTACTGATGCCAGAAAGACTGTCGCAAAAGTTAAAAAAATTAATAAACCTTTTGCTAGAAAAATTCAGATCCTAACAGTTGGAGAGCAAAGAGCAAAGGTTATGGGTAAGACCCAAGTAGCAAGTATATTTAAGAAAGGTAAAGATGCCATTAGAAGAGGACGTAAAACAAGACGTACGTAAGTGGTCCGAGCATTTTTTAGAAATACCTAATAAACACTTAGGTGGTTTTCCAGCTTGCCCTTTTGCAAAGAAGACATGGAAAGATAATAAAGTTGTTGTTGAAGTAAAAAGAAAACACAAGTGGTATAAATCTGAACTTAATGGTCATTTGAAGCAGTTGGATTTTTCTGTCCATGAGATATTGATATTTTGTGATCCCTACTTTAATTATTCACTTGAAGATTTTCAGGATGTTATAGATGCGTACAATAATTGGTATAATAAAAAGGACATATTTTTTATGGGTTTTCATCCCAGCAACCCAGCCAACGAAGAGGAGCAAGAATTCCTGGTCACTCCAAATGGGGACACCCCTATTGTAGAAAGCAACTTAGAGTACAGTATGATGTTGGCACAAAAGTTCTCGCTATTACAAGAAGCTTCTGATAAACTGCATAAATCTGGTTACTATAAGTTGTGGCCAGAGGGATACTATCAAGACGTTGTGGTATCTAGAGCAAAAACCTATAAACGAATATTCGGAGGTCGACATGATGGGTAAAAAGAAAATGGCTGGCGGTGGAATGGCTGGCAAGAAAAAACAAGCAATGAAACGTGGTGGCAAAGTAGTTAAAAAACGTGGCGGTGGGATGATGAAAAAAGATCCTATGGCTATGGCTATGGGCGGTAAGGTTTCACCAAGAAAAGCAATGGCTATGGGCATGAAAAATGGCGGCAAAGTCATGAAGGGTAAAAAGAAAAAAGTAAAAAAAGCTAAGAAGAGAGGCTAATGCCAACTTACGCTTCAACAGCTAATTTTGACCTCAGCATAGATGATATAGCTGAGGAGGCATATGAACGTTGTGGTTTGCAAGTTCGTAGTGGATACGATCTGCAAACTGCAAGACGTTCGTTAAATCTTTTATTAGCTGAGTGGGCTAATAGAGGATTAAATCTTTGGACGATACAATTACAAGAAAAAACTATAGCCGCTACTACAACTAGTCTTACTGGAACAAGTTTGTTTGGGTCTAATGCAGATGATAGTCAACAAATTGTAGATATTACTGATGTAGCGATTAGAGACTCTAGTAATAATGATTTTTCTGCAACATCAATTAGCAGATCTACATATTTAAATATTGCTGTCAAAACAACCAGCGGAAGACCAACTCAATACTACTTTGAACGTACGATAAACCCAACACTATTTCTATATCCTGCAGCTGATACAACTTACACTCTACGGTATTATGCTCTTGTTCGTATGTTTGATGCGGGCGATTACACCAATAATGCTCAGATTCCTTTTCGATTTCTTCCATGTATGACTGCTGGATTAGCTTATTACATAGCTATGAAAAAATCGCCAGATAGAATTACTTTATTAAAACAAATTTATGAAGATGAGTTTCAAAGAGCAGCGGATCAAGATGGTGAAAGAACAAGTTTATTTTTAACACCTAAAACATATTTACCAGGAGTTTAAATGGGTAAGTATGCGTCAGGTAAGTTTGCAAAAAGAATATCAGATAGATCTGGTATGGCTTTTCCTTACAATGAAATGGTTAAAGAATGGAATGGATCGACTGTACACATCTCTGAATTTGAAGCTAAACATCCACAATTAGAACCATTACCGATAATAACTGATCCTCAATCATTAAAAAATTCTAGAGGTCAAACTGCAGTATCAAGAATATTTGTCGGTGGACCAACTGGTCCTATAAATGCAGGAACCACAGTTGTAAAACCAGATGGATCAGATGCCGCTTATAGCGGAGCAGGATTTGGTTTAAATGTAAATTCATTTGAAACTGCAGATCAAGTTGTAACTCACACAAGGGCAGATGGATCTACTTTTACAATAACCACAAAAAGTATGATGCCTTTAGAGCTACAGGCACCAAATAAACCTACAAGGTTGCTATCATCTGTAGGTAATGTTACAGTGAGCACATCATGACCGATTATTCAGATTTATTGACTAACGTAAGAGATTATACTGAAACGTCTTCTGATGTATTATCAGATTCAATTATTAATCAATTTATTATATCCACCGAAGACAAGCTTAGAAGAACAGTAGATTTAAATTATTATCGTAGATATGATACAGCTACTTTGACTGTTAATAATCCTTTTTTGCCTTTACCAGGAGACTGGGAAGCAACAAGATATGTTCAGCTTATAGATGGATCAAATAATAGAACTTTCTTGATACAAAAAGACATTTCCTTTATGAATGAATTTGCGCCAAATAGGACATCAACAGGGGCAGGTACTCCCAAGTATTATGCTGTTTATGATGATGATACTCATATGTTGGCACCAACCCCGAACGCTGCATTAACTGTAGAGCTCGCATACACGTACAAGCCACCTGTCTTGTCCAGTACGACAACATCGAATTGGGTAAGTCAGAACGCTCCAAACGTGCTTTTGTATGGTTGTATTTTAGAGGCACTTGGATACTTGAAAGGTCCAGCCGATATGATACAATACTACGATAAAATGTATAATCAGTCTGTACAGGCTCTAGCCACATATGAGATGGGGCGTGACCGTAGAGACGAATTTCGAGATGGCGTTATTCGTATCCCTCTCGAGTCTAGGAACCCATAGGAGATTATTATGGCAATTACACAAGCTGTATGCAACAGTTTCAAAGTGGAGATCCTGAAAGGCCTACACGATTTTACGGCTACGACGGGGAATGCTTTTAAACTAGCGCTATATGACAACGAAGCAACTTTAAGTAAATCAACGACTGCTTTCACACAAACTGATGAAGTGGCTAACTCAGGAACTTATTCTGAAGGCGGAGGTGCATTAACCTCTGTTACTCCAACTTTATCAGGTGATACTGCTGTATGTGATTTTGGTGACATATCATTTACAAGTGCAACTATTTCTGCACAAGCTGCTGTTATTTATAACAGCTCAACTGTATCTGGTTTGACTACAAACGCATCAGTGTGTGTTCTTGATTTTGGTAGTGTTAAATCTTCAACTGCTGGTACGTTCACAATTACGTTTCCTGCTGCTGAAGCGACTGCTGCAATTTTAAGGATCGCATAAGGAGATAAAATATGACTACCCCACTATCAGGATGGGGGCGGTCAACCTGGAACAATGCAACCTGGAACCAAGGTGGTACTGTTGACGCAACAGGTGTTACCCTCACATCCAGTGTCAATGACGTAGGTCTAGTATTAGATATTGATATAACTCCGACTGGAGTATCAGCTACTGCATCTACGGAATTACAAATTAGAGAAGGATGGAACCGAGGGCTTAACGTTGGTGATTCAATAGCATCAAGTTTTGGCTGGAGTAATGGTGCATGGGGTAATGGTGATAACATTGTTTCAGTTACAGGTAATGGATTAACCT